CTCAATTAAAAAAAAAAAAAACAACTGTAACAATCACTTTCCCTTAGGTACTAATGACTACTCATCATCATCTTCGGTCTCACCTCTAGGGCGTGACTCGATAGATTTTGACTTTCCTGTTCGCGTTTTTGAATGTGAACGTTTTGTTTCATTCTTACTCTCAATTTCCTTAACTAACTGTCCAACCAATGGCTGACCCGGTGCCGGAAGATTTCTTTCGGTCAAAGGTTTATATTCCCTCTTCTCTTCCTCTCCCGTTCCGGTTTTCAGCTCCATGGCTGCTTCGAGTCTTTTAAGGCGCTCACGTGTCTCGCAATCTTGGACATAAGATTTCGGTTGACGAACTATTGAACTACATTCTTGACATTTTGTGTGCAAGGGTTTAGTAGCTAATGGGTTTTTCAAAGCGTCGGCGGTTGAAGTGATTACGGGTAACATGTCACAAAGTTCCAACTCTATATCACACCAAAGTTCTCCGTATCGGACAAAACCTAAATTAAAACCGACGTTCGCGTAATTTGAACCTGTTAGAATCCAAACTCCACCTGCTACTCGTTCTCCATCTCCAGCTGCTGTTGAAAGTGGATTCAATTGAGCTGTGTAAGTCGGAGCACCAACATATAACATGTTTTGATCATTTGCCCAGTATGACCAACCAGTTTTACATTTCTTAAATAAACTTGTTTCCCATGCCTTTGCTACGGGAAGTTGTTCTGTCATAATTGCTGTTGCTGCTGCTCCACTCGCTGGATAGGTACCGGTTTTACCGGCTGAAGTCCATTGCGCAAATGGATCTTGAAAGTAATACATTTTTAACATACCATTCACCGCTGTATTAGAACTCGGACGAAACTCTAATCTCGTTTTTATACGAAATCTTTGAAACATCTTCGTTAAAGTTGCCGTTATGGTTGAAAAATAAAACGTATTCTGTGGCATTAAATACACACACTGATCCATTGTTAATGAACTTCCTGTCCCTTGATGATCTAGCACTAATAGATTATTAGGTATGCCTGCTCCATCTTGGTAGACACAAATATTCCCTAAATATTCTGATTTACGTAATCCCATGCAACCTGGGCGCTGACTTTGAAAAAACGTAACACCAGTACCAAAAGTACCAGATCTCCCCATTGCAACTGGGGCTGCAAATGTCCGTTCTTTATATCCACCACGCGGGCCCATATTAACACGGCCACCACCGCCGCGACGACGGCGAGGATTATAACCTCCGCGTATAAAACCTCCTCCAGGTAATTTCGGTCCATAGACTTTTCCGAGAACATCTTTGGGTTTTCGGGTTTTCTTTTTCTTGGGTTTCCCCTTTTTAGTTTTCGATTTCTTAGAAGCCATCTCTGGTTTCTGAGGAGTGGGAGAACCTGCAGACTCCTCAGTCTCATATCTCCCTGTAAGATGGTCAACTGCGTAAGAAACCGGAGCCATTGCTCCAGCTACTATTGAGTTAGCCCAACCCACACCTTCGCCTTCACGATCAAGGTGTTTTCGTAAACGCGAGTAGGAATTACCTACTTCATTGATTTCTTGTTTAATATGTTTTAACATTTATTTAAAACTATGTAGATTAAAAGTGTAAAAACCTACACTAGTGCACTTTTTCACAAAAGTAACGGGAAAAAAATCAAACAACCCATTACATAACATCATTAAGATGTTGATTACTAAACTTAGGAATGGGCCCCATTAGGACGTGTTCGCACTCTTCACTCACACTGAGGTAGAGACCGTATGCCGCACTATAGTCTCTGTTCAATATACACAACTCTTCATAAGAGAATTCATCCTCCTTAGGAGGTTGTTTTAACGCAAAATAGTACTTTTCAAACAATTCACTAATTAATCGATCTAACGAAGCTCGAAAATTTGTAAGAAAATATGTTTCGATTTTTATTCCAAGTAATCGCCCTAAAGTTTCTCGGGCATCACGCTTATTGCCTCCATAAAGCAAAGAGGCTAACAGTTTCTGATAATTATTTGGAACTGGTACGACATAACCTGAAATCCAGCGAAAAGATTGAGAGCAATAATTCAATTCATGGATCGGTTGCCAATCTTTGCTAGCAAACTTAGGTTTCCACCCATGACTAGCAAAAATATCGATGATCTTCTGTGGAGAAAACATGGTCAACACATCATCACTGACGGACAACACACTATCGTCTCCACACGTTAACAACTCACAATGATCGGT